ACGAGTCGTATCTTCTACATAGGTTGCAGGAGATATAAGGGGAGCCGACTTCTTATCTTCACGTTTTTGTTGGGCTAGATCAAATAACAAGCGTTCGAATTGTGCATATGAAGTAAAGTCCATACGCTTCTCAGTTTTGTTATCAAATATACTTTTAAATAATGTAAGGGAATAATCCATTATATCTTCTCAATGTTTCCTACTTTCCAAGCAGAGAAAAGCTTACTGTATTTAGTATGCTCTTCAAGTGTAAGCTTATCGATATCTTTGGCTTTATATATTAATAGCCATCTACGATAATCAATATTAGCTTTCTGTATTGTCTGTTTTAGTTTCACCATATAATCTTATGTACTCCGAATCTTTAGTAAAATCAATTGTTGTACTTTCGTAATGTAAACCATCATTACCATTTTGACCAATAATGTCCATACGATCTGGATTAAAGTCAATGATACCATCTAAGTTAGCATCTTCCATCTCCATCAAGTGTTTTGCATTAGGTGACCATTCTGAATTAATCTCTGGATGTTCAGCTAAAATATCAGTCCTTGCTTTGTTTGCTGCCATAGCTCTGGCTTCTATTGCATCAGACCAAGCTGATGATAAAATACCATGATTAGCTGCGTGGCTTGGTGCTACCCAACCTGCTGGCTTGATTAGATCTGGTAAGCCTAATGGATTTGGACGTGATTCTTTTACACCAACTTCCTTTGCCATGTTAGCATCTAATACTGAATCCCATGCTTTGTGAACATTTACACCCATGGCATCTAATGTGCCAATAGCTACAACACAAAGATCAATAAGACCATCGACAACTTCTTCTGCATCTTCCGTGATCAGTGCCTCTTTAGTCTCATCATACTCTTCTTTGATAAAGTCTAGTCTGAATTCTAAATACTTCTTTAATTGAAATGGTGAGGCATGGTTAATCCATTCCCTAACACCATATTTTGTTTGCATACGATTAATATCGTTTACCCAATCTGCGCTCATGTTTGCTCCTTTAAATACGCGAGTAAAAAGTACGGGAATAAAAGAATTAATATTACGTAGTCTAATTTACTCATATGTTATATTATATCACACTTTTGATGAATGTACATACCTAAACAAAGAAATCTTCTAATGAAACTTCATGCTCGCTGGTCCATCCAACTGCTTCTAATACCGGTTCGATTGCACCTAAGAATGTCTTCTCGAACTGTAGGTTATAATCAATATACTTCTCAAGTTTAAACTGCCTTGGAAGATAATCAACGAATGCAATAACATTCTCTTTGATTGGATTTGGCTTGACAAGGTATGTGAACTTGACCTTGTCTCCACTAGTTATCTTCTGTATACTTCTATTTAGCTTTTGTTTTGTAATCATATTATTGTGGAGTATTGCCCCACGAATATGGATAGGTGTACCTTTCTTGTATATTGTTTCACGATCAGTCCACTTGTTTAAGTTATTGACACCACGTGGGAAGCTTACCTCTTCGGCAGATGCTTGTTTAAATGCAGCTTTGAAGTTTGCTATGTCTGACTGCACTGTCTCCTGATCTGTCTCAATGATCCTGCGAAAGATATCTTTGAGAGCTTGTCTACATATAGCTGGTGTAGATGATTTGATTGCTTCAATACCCATAATCTTTAATTTAGGTTGGGCATAACGAACACCTTCATTGTCATGCACATTGAGTATGTATCTCTTCTTGGCAGTCCATATGCCACGATCAGCAATCACCTCACGACCCATAACCATCTTGTTCTCTATACCACCTAGCATTTTAAATAGACGATCATAACATTCTGATAGTGCACCTTCTAATGCTGTCGAACACATCTTGTCTAAGAAGTCTACCGGCTTGGCTGGACCAAGACGATTCACAAACTCGTCAAGACGAACATAGACAGAGTCAGTATCAATGGCAACTACATAATCTTTCTTGGTTTTTAGAGTTTTGTTAAGGTAATCATTTAGGTTATTCTCTGCCCAACGAATGGTTGCTTGACCAGTCAGGGTGATACCTTCGGCAATTCTCATGTCAAAGTATCTAAACCACTTATTACCCATTGCACCATACAAAGAGTTGAGTAGGATCTTTAATGCCATCTGCTGGTTCTTGGCAATAGCAATACGCTTCTCTAGACCATACACTTCTGACTTGGTTGCGGTAAGCTCTAACTCTTGCTCAGCTTTAAGTTGTGCTTGCTTGAATTTAACACGATCATTATAGATCTCTTGGATAATGGCTGGAATAATACCTAGCTTCTTTGTATCGAATCGAACACCATTAACAGCTAATGCTGTGTCTGGTTTAGTGTTTGTAATATGACCATCTAAGACTGATTCAACATTTACTCCTGGCTCATCATCAAGTAGGATAGTCTCGGGAGACATATTGTATTGCATAATGATTGATGGATATAGAGAGTTCAAGTCGAATGAACATACCCAATCATGCATACCTACTTGTGGTTCTTTTACATAACCGCCAGGATATGCACCTTTAAATGATTCAGTATTTTGTGGTACAGCTATACGTTTAGCATGTAAGTCACGATAGATCAGTGCATCCCATATAGCCACAGTGCCAAGCACTTGCTCATAGTTCACACCACCTTTATATGCCATGGTTAGACATAGACTAATAAGACCAAGCTTGTCTTCCATACGGTCGATGAGCTCTACGTCTTTGATATTATAATCAATAAACTTTTGATAGTCATTGTCGTGTAATTCATTGAGGTCAGAGGCTTCACCGAAGTCAAGCTTCTTCTCACCGAGAACAACATTAGCAATATGATCTAACTTATATGATTCTTGTGGACCATACGAGTAACCGAACTTCTTAAAGATTGCCATGTAATCTAAGATGGCTACACCTTTGATTTCATACTTAAGTGTGGATTGACCATAACCAGTATGTGTCTCACGCTCGTCAATCATTCTCCATGGTGATAGGAACTTCTCACGACCATTATCGAATACACGTTTGATACGGTTAATAAGATATGGTATATCAAAGAACTCACAGTTCCAACCTGTAACAATATCAGGGGAAGTCTTAGACCAATGATAGACAAACTTGTGTAAGAGTTCTCTCTCGTCTGCACACTTGACATAAATTACTTCATGGGTTTGCAGCAAGGCATTGTCTACATCATACTCACCACAACCAAATGTGTAATAGGTATCGTCAATATTATTCTTCATTGTGATTGCTGTTACTTCCTGATCAGCCAGAGCCGGCTCAGGGAAACCATCACCGAACTTTGTTTCAATATCGATTGATGTAACATTAATAAGATTACGATCCCATTTGATTACACCAGGGAATTCATCATTCAGATATTGCACAACATAATTGGTATTGCCAAACACTTTAAAGTTAGGTACATCACTGTACGACTTGATAAAGTCAGTGGCTTCACCCATCGAACCGAATTGAATAGGTTCTACAGGAGTACCATCGAGGGCATGCCAATCATGAGCATTGTTTTGTTTGGATGTAACGAATAGAGTAGGGTGATACGGGACAGTAAATGAAACTTTCTTACCATCCTCGTAGCCCATATATTTGATTACCTTTCCATGACGGAAGGCACTAGTATAAAAAGTATTTGTCATGTGTGTATTATACCACAAATAACATTAGATGTACATACTTTATACAACTATTTGTGGTTTTTCCGGTGTAATTATATCTGTGTCACTGAACATACGTTCGTGTTGTGCTGCTAATTCTTGTGTTGGTGTAAGATCAAACATGATATGCTCTTTCTTAATAACCAATTGGTCTATCTCACAGTATGGCATATAAGGCATAAATCCTAATCTCTCTTGGGTAGGCACTAATGCCACAAGATCTTTTACTGTTACTGTTAAACCTGATTCATTTACTTTCTCACATAGTACTTCTTCACCCGACGTAAGTCGGATTAATCTAATTTGATTCATCTGTGTTTCCTTGGTTGTTTATTAATATAATCTTTCACTGCTGATTTGATTGCATCTTCAGCTAATACACTACAGTGTATCTTGACCGGTGGGAGTTGCAACTCTTCAACAATTTCAGTGTTTTTGATTTCTTCTACCTGATGTATTGTTTTACCCTTAACCCATTCTGTTAACAATGAGCTTGAGGCAATTGCTGATCCGCAACCATATGTTTTAAATTTTGCATCTGTGACTATGTCATCTTCTATACGTATTTGTAATTTCATAACATCGCCACAAGCAGGAGCACCTACCATACCAGTTCCTACATGTGGATCGTTCATATCCATCTTACCCACATTGCGTGGATTATTGTAGTGATCTAAAACCTTTTCTGAGTATGCCATGTGCTCCTTAGTATTTAGCCTAGTAACAGCTTCTTCGCTGATTTCGGCAGGTCACCTAGATTGATTGTTTGAGGCTTGTCTTCTTCTGGAATATTGTTCTCCAAAATAACTACAAGCATACCATCTACAATATCGGCACCAACAACTTTGAGTGTGTCAGCTAAAGTAAATGATCTTTCAAACGCCCTTTGAGAAATACCACGATGGGCATATTCTCTTTGATCTGCACCAGTCTTTTTCTTACCGATGATTGTCAATACACCTTTTTCAAGTGTTAGATCAATGTCTTCTTTACTGAATCCTGCAACAGCGATTTCAATTAGAAAGTGACCATCATCCCTTTTAATTACATTATACGGTGGATATCCGGCACCACGTGCAGATTCCATGTTAGTAGTTTGTAACGTGTTAAAGAGTTGATCGAATCCAAGGAAAGTATCCCTTGGAAAGTTAAATGCTAAGTTTGTCATAATGACCTCCTATATATAGCAAGGTTAAAAAAATGAATACCCGTTAGGCATATTCAGTTTTATTTATACAGGTTTTACTTAATACCTATATTATATTTGGGGCATAATTCCCAATCGTTTTTATCTTTATGAGATATAATTTTAATTTGGTTTAGTGATGCTGTCTCTCCAATTGGAGCAACCGTAGTAAGTAATCCCCAATCATCCATTAACTTGACAATTGTATTCCTACGTTTGAGATCATTCTCTGTGAGATTAGAAGGCTTACCATCTAATAAGAATAACTCTTTAAAGTGAGTTATAAAATATCTTCCTTGTTTGTGTAAAATATGACATGATTGATATAGTTTATTATCTTTTTTAGAAGCCACTCCTATTCTCGTGAGAGTTTCACGTATCTTTAGAAAATCATCTGGCTCTGCCAGTATTACTTCTAACATCATCTCTGGTTTCCAATTTACCAGTTCATCGTTGAATTCCGCCATGCTGTATTCTTCCTCTTATTGTTTTAAGGTTTTCATTACTTAAAAGCGGAAGTACATCACGAGCTTTCTCATTGCTATAACCATAATACTGCTTTATAGCATTGATATTTTCAGATTCAATAGATTTGTTCCACTTAGAAAAACGATTACGTTTTCTAATAGTATTTATAAGAAAATGATACTGTAGGCGGCTATCCAGATGGTGAAACCTATTCATCTCGTTAGCGTATATAACAGTATCAGGGAAATATGAAAGTCCACGGTTTACCATAAAGGCATTGTAGTCCTTCTCATTCTCAAGTATATCCTTCTTTGTATTGGATATAGATTTAATTAATTCAAACGGATTCATTTAAATTAGTCTTTACATATTTAACACTGTCTAATATAAATGATCTCCAGCCTTGAGCTTCAACATCAAAGACATTCATATAATCTCTGTTCTCTTCGTCTGGTGGATTACCAATATTCTTTGGTGCCATTTCAGTAGGGATCTCTTTAGCCATGAGTGTGCATTTCATTACACGATCATCACCATTCTTTTTGGTGAAGGCTACTTCAATAACCTCGGTATGCAAGAATTCTTTAAGATCTTCATACAATGTTGTTCCTGTAATATTAATTTTTGTCATGTTCTTCTACTGCCTCCGCTAAGAATTTACTCATCATTTGTAATAATCGGCCAGCTTTTTCTAGCTGCCATAATATCATAACTACACCCAACGTTGTAATTATTTGTCCATACATTGCTAATTGTTCTGTCATAGATCTCCTTTGTTTTTGCACAACATCTCTGTTGCTTTTGTTTCCCATACCCAAGGAAATAAACCATGGACTATAAGAACTATTGCTATTGACGTGGTGTGCAACAAGTGTTGCCCATAAGTCATGTTAACTTCTCTTAAGTGTTTCATTTAAATTTAATCGATGACATGATTTCTGTCATGCATGCGACTACGTTTAATTCATGATCAGCTACAAAGCTATCTTTATATGAATAGTCTGCAAGTATAAGCACTAACTGTGGAATACTTGAAGGCTCGACATAGTCTGACATGTTATCATAAATCATTCTAAACATCTTTGCTGATTCTACGTCAATGTTATCTGTTACCCATTTACGCATCTTCTTAAAGTTTTTAGATTTGAGGTCTTGCATCAATCCGTTTATACTTGTCTCAGATAGAGTAACAAGAATACCTGTATCGATATGACCACTCATACCATATCTTTGACATTCATTAATGACACGTCTCCAATCAGGTATGTATTTCATAATGAGTTCTGCAATCACTGCATTGTCAT